ACGGGCCTTAGTTGCCGCCATTGATCGGTTGGCGGCGGGACGGGCAGAGGCGTTTGCCAGACGAGAGGGGGCGTTTGCAGGGAGCTGCAAGCCAACCCTATCGCCATACTCATTTAAACCACGGGGGTCTTGAGGAATTATCCCGGTTTCTCTTTCGGCAAAGTCCTCATCCAACCTAATAGGAGCGCGAGCAGCCGCCGCACGGGTAAAAGCGTCGCCCGTCATAGTGCCACGGTCTTCAGGGGTAGGGGCATCTTTTCGAGGCCCCTTATTGCCGTCTCGGCCCATGTAAAGGCCCAACGCACCAAGTGCGGCTAGGCCCGCCAAATCACGATTACGTCGAGCCATAACGGCCTCCTAAATTAGCAGTAGCCGCCCTTTTTCATGCCCAGCGGCTTGGAGCCGGACATCTTGACCATGGTGCCCTTGGTCTTGCCTTTGGCGGCAACGCCGTCACGGCTGGGGGCTGCGGTCTTGACTGCGCCCATCTTGGCCTTGGTGATGCCGCCGTTGGCCATCTTGGCTTCCTTCATCTCATGTTTGATCATGGACTTGGGAGCACCCTTCTTTTTCATGAAGGCCAATTCTTGACCGACCATCTTTTTAGATTCTTTCATATCGCCACCTTTTGCAAAAAGTTCTTGTTTGCCTTGATTGGTTTTAGGCCTGTTGATCACCTGTGAATCAGCACGGGTGCCACTGCCTTTGCCAAACTTCATACCTTTGTCGGCTTTCATGAACTCCGCGCCAACAGATTGCGGAATACCTACACGCTTTGCGGCGGCAGGATCATTGGCAACCATCGCCATCAGATTGTGCTGCGCCTTATTTTTGCTCGGCATCATCAACCTTCTTTCGACGAATAATCTCGGCAAACGGCTTGCCGGTGATCATCTCTGCGATACGCATGAGCGTCCACACAGCACCGATCAGGCCGAACACCGGGGTGAATAGCTGCAAGAAAGAGCCGATCGCCGCGAACACCGAAACGATGTCCAACGTGTTCTTCATGGTTTCCTGATGTTGGCCCATGTCAGCATTTCCAAGCCCGAAGGCTCTTATTAATCCGGGAGTTTGGGTCGTTCGCGGTCTTCGCTGAGGTGAGCTTCTTCTTCATTCCACTCATCCTTGCACAAAAGGAGTCGCGCCTTGACCCGCCCTCTGGTTGCGGAGGTTTTAGGTTCATCCCTTGGGCCTTCGCAGAGGCGCGACCCTTGGCGTTCAAGCCACCTTTGGGGTTCTTGCCTTCTTTGCGAGTCCATGCGGGCGACTTAGCCATAAAAGATCGTGACTGCGGCGGCGCTACCCGTATCGCAGAACACCCCGTTAGCTGCACGGATGCCTTCGCCGGGGATCACCACCGTGTGGCACCCAGCAGCCGTCACGCCAATACGCATCAGTACGTCGCCCGATGCGGCAGAGGCGTTGTCATACAGGATGACAGGGTCGGAGCCACCGGCGGTGACGGAGACATAAGCCCCCTTCACACGCACCGGGTACGCAACCATTGCCGCGTCAGATGCCGTATACGCGGCTTTAACGTCGTATTGCATGGCCATGTCGGCCTCCTATTAAGCCGTACGGCTGAAGACGTACGCGGTGGGGCTGGAGAACATCAGGGTAAAGCGACCGATGCCGGTAGCGCCAGCAGCGATGGTCAGGTCGCCAAAGTTTGCGGTGCTGCCATCCACGCCTGCGCTGGACAGGACCGCGTTGGTGTTGGCAACCACAGCAACGGCGCTTGCGCCAGCAGTGTTGTCAATGTACAAATCCAGAGAAGTGCCCTGCACAGCGCCAATCAGCGAACCGAGGTCAGTGCCAGTGGGCAACGTGATGTTGGTGCCAGCAACCGAAGTGGAAGTGATGTAGCCAGATGCAACTTGCGCGGCGGTGGCCGTTGCAGTTGCGTTGACAGCGTTAGCTGCGGTGACTTGATGGCCGCTGATGAACCCGTTTTGGGATGCGACTGGGCCGTTGAACGTAGTACGTGCCATGATTTCCTCACATGCGAGTATTCGTTTGGGCGTTCTGTCTGCATGTCGTCAGCCGGGACTGTCAGAAACGCCGGGAACCCCGGGATGGGGCCAATATATCCCATTTAAACATGCCGCGCAACAGTTTAAATGACAAAAAAAGGGGGCCGAAGCCCCCTTTTTCTTTGCGAAGTTATCAGGTCGAGCCCGAAGAACCCCACATGCCCAGCGGGTCCGACCAGCCGAACGAATAACGCTCGCGGGCCTTGTAACGGACGTTGCCGGTATCGAAGTCGCCGTCCATGCTGTTTTGCAGCGGGGTACGAACGAAATGCTTCATGCCGTTAGGAACGTCGGTGGTCAGGAACCATGCGTTCGGGTCGGTCAGGAAGTGGTTCACGGTGTAACCCTCGGGGATGGCGCCCATCTGCTTGATAGCGTTGATATCGTTATCAGCAGTTGCGACACGCAGTTCGGTGTCAAGCAGGCGTTTGGCGGTGAACATCAGTGCCGGGGGAACAACCATCTTCTTGGGTTTGGCGGCGATCAGCAAGCCACGCTCGTCCGTCCAAGCGGCGATCTGAATCACGGCGGCTTCCAGGGAAGTCTCGTTCAGGTCGACTTGGGTGGTCGGGGTGTTGCTGTTGGTGCCACCAGACACCAGAGGGTGCAGAGCGTTGAACAGGGAGACGCCATCACCACCGGGGTAGGTGTTGGAGAAACCGTTGTTCAGCACCGCAGCGGCTTTCACCTGTTTGGTGTAAGCCATGGCACGAGCCAGCGACTTGGTATAACGGCCCGACAGGCTGTCATACAGGTTGTCTTCGATCGCCTCTTCGGTGATCGAGAAACCCAGAGCGATGGTTTCGTGCGTGTAGCGGGTGCTCCAAGCCTCCTGCGCGTTGTCATAAGCAATCGCAGAGCCTTCGTTCTTCACCGGAGCGGCGGAGAAGCCAGACAGCTTGGTCTCTTCTTCGAAGGAACGCTCGGAAGTCTCGGTTTCGTAGATTTCCTTGTGCTCTTCGCCGTAGCGAGCGTACTCCATGCCGAACAAAGCGTTCAGGCCGGGGAGCAACTCTTTCAGCAGTTGTGCGCGTGAAATAGCCATTTTGAATTACTCCTTAGACGCCAACGGGGTTGAGATACTGATGGCCGCCGGTCACAACAGTGGTAGCCGTACCCGACGAAGGGGTGGTCACCATGTAGGGGGCGTTCCACTTGCAGATCACTTCAACGAAGTTACCCGAAGAGTTGGCCGTATCAGGCACGACATCAATGATGCGAATCGGCAGCGAAGCGGTGCCGGTGTTGCCATCGGTGTACACGCCAATACGGCTGTCGCCGGTCGAGGTCAAACCGGTGTTTTGCACCAGTTCAGCGTTCGTACCGATAACACTGCGACCCAGATAAGTCGGGGTCAGGCCGTTACCGCCTTCGGTGTTGCCAGCAACCAGAACCGCCTTGAACAGCAGGTCCGGGTCATCTTGCACGTAGGCGGTGATGACGGTGCCGGTGGGAGCAGCGTACCCGGTGGGGTAATACTGCGCGAAGATGACTTGCCCTTGCGCGTTAACGTAAGAACAGCCCTGGAAGACACCTAGCGGCGTTGCGGTCGCTTGACCGGTATCTTTTTCAACGTAGCCCGTCGAAACCAACTTCACCACATCTCCATAAAAGATGTTACCAGCGAACCCAGCGGGATCGATTTGGTATTGGCGAGTTTGTCCGGCGAACACCTGACCACCGATCAGATTGATCGGCTTCAAGCCATACGGCTTGTCAATGGTGGGATAAGCCATTAAAGACTCCTAAATTTAAGAACCAGACCCGAAAGTGACCTTGGTCTTCTTTTCAGAGAAAAGAGGCATCCGAGGATCATTTTCACGAAGGAAATTGTTGTCCACCGATTCCATCTGAGCTTTGTTCTGACTCTCGTACCAACCGGCACGTTGCTTCAGAAACTCTTCGGGAATGCGACAGAGCAACAGTCCGCCCACTTCAATGCCGCCTTTAAAGCGGCCTTCCGTAGCGGCGTGCATCATGAGTTCAGGATATTCATCTGCTTTGCAGGGTTCGTATCCTTCACGCAGTCTTGAAGAAATATTGCTGGGATCAGCCGTGCCCATTGTGCTGAGACGAACCCAACGGTGTTTCCACCCGGGACGCTCATCAGGCGTGGGCAACGTCTCGGGGGGTCGCCATGCTTCAGGACGTTTAAACGCCACATCGCGACTTTCAGCAACCCGAGATTTACGGTTTTGTTCCACAGTTTCCATTTTCAATTCCTTTCAAGCATAGCAACCTGTTTAGCGTACTGTTCTGGAGTGATCCCCAGTTTGCGAGCCAACGCAACTTGGGATGCCTTCAGCTTTACGCGATTAGGCGGAGTACTGCGGGTCGCCGGAGCAACGGGCGTACTGGGTTTTGAAGCACGGCGCGGGGATTCATCCTCTGCCGGGTCTGACGAATTCTTAGAAGGATCGTCATCATCCTCATGGCTCCTGAAATAATCAGGGAATCGTTTGCGCATGGTCTGATCGATCTCTTGAAAGTACTCGTCAGAACCAATATGGTCGGCACCATATTTCTTTTGCAACTTTTTGTCAAGGCCCATCGCCAGCATAGTCATTTCGTCGTCAACGCCGAACCAGTCGCTGTTCTTGTCGACCCAGCGTTTGGTCTTGCCGTCGACCGGCGCTTGCTTGGGTTTAAACTCGTCTTGCTGCTCGATTTCCACCGGGCGCATGGTCTGCGCCTTGTCGATCTTCAGGGTGGCCTTTGAGACCTCCTCTTGGGCGGCAACAAGAGCATCCGAGTCGCCAGCCTCAAAAGCATCCTTGAGCTTTTTCTTGGCCGTTTCCAGCTCGTTTTGAGCGGCGGTCTTGGTGGTTTCGATGAAGACTTCGCTGCCGGACTTGAGTTGCTCCTTCAGGCGACGATTCTCTTCGTACACCTTGCGGGCAAAGTCTTCTGCTGCCACGCGCTCGCGCTCGGCTGCCTCTTTTGCGCGGCGTTCATCGTGGTAACCACGGGTGAATTTCTTGATGCGCTGTTGAACATCTTCGCTATACGAAGATAGTTCCTCATCCGTCGGCTCTTTAGGGGGAGCTGCGGACTTTCGACCCCGGTCTTCAGGAGGGGTGTCATCTTCGATTTCTAGCTCAATCTTGTCTTCAGCCGGTTCGTTTTCCGGCGTTTCCGGCTTTTCATCCGGGAATTCAAAATTGTCACCTTTGAATTGGGTTGCCATGGTTAATCCTTACGATGCACGCGCAATTCCACGCGGGTCTTCAACAGTGGCCTCGACCGAGTCATCATTGATGATTCGGAATTCACGGCCATGAATCTTCAGGCGGGTGCCCGAATTGGGTCGCACGATGATGAAATCACCCTGCTTGCAC